TAAACCACAAGAGCGATTGAAAGAGGATCGCGGAATATCCGCTCTAGGAACTTGTGCGAAATTGTGTGTCGTTGTGGATTTCATTATTCAGTACCTCCAACAGTTTTGAGGTTAGGAATTAATAGGTTAGCATCTTCTAGTTCTATTTGTGTTTTATACTCAATCAAGTTGCCATGAGTTTTGCGGCATTTAGTAAATTCTCCATTTGAATCATCATAGGTACCGAGTTCAAATAAAGTATAGTCGGAAGGATGTTTACAAAATTGATGGTTTACATCGTTTACGCAATCGGTAACGGCACGTTTGGCTTGGCCAACAGTATCAAGGAAGAAGGGTTGAAGATAGGCCTCTGATTTGTCATCGTAAACAGTAAATACTTTTTTGATCATCTAAAGACTCCTTTTAAGGGTTGAAGTTTGAGCGATTTTGCAGGTTTCCCGGTCAAGCAATCGCCTAAGAGTGTTATTTTCCATGTGGTTGTAAGCTTCGTATTTGCGAAGTGATTTGATTTTGAGAAGTTCCTTCTCCTCCAGTAGCTGGTCGTAGAATTTCGGAACGCCAACTTTTTTGCCGTTAATGACCACATAGTCATGAGGGTATATGTCGGATTTGAATTTTTCAAACCAAGTTTTGCCGATGCCTGGCCTCCGAGACATTGTAATATATTCAGGTTTTTTGCCATTATAGTGATCCTCCGCTTTATCTCCGGTGACTTTTTTCATTATGTACCGTGCAGTGTATGCAGCAGTCTCAAAAGTAAGAGAACCAATAGTACAAAAACCGTGAGGCCATAGGGCTTGGAGTTCCTCACTTGTGTAGAGAGGGAAGCCGTTATTTCGAGAATAAAGCTTTTTATCTCGGAAATTATAGTTGAAGATACACGCATGGTAATGTGGTCTCCCTTCTTGATCACCGTATTCCCCGCAGTGAAAAAAGCGTATTTTTCTTAAAGTGTATCTTTTGTGGCATATTCTGCGAGTTTTTAAAGATGAATATGGCACTTTTATTGAGTTTTTCATTCTGAAACGTTTCATAAATTCTTGAAAGTGTTCAGTTTTGAGAGAACCATCTGGAGGAAGGTTCTCGTTATTGTAAGTTAGAGTCAAGAAGCAATTATCCTCATAGAGAGATGCTTCGTGGACGATTCTTATAGCCCATTGTCTAGATCGTTCGAGCCTACAGCCAACACATTGGCCGCAGGGAAGTTCGATGGGCTGATCTTCGTAACCGTCGCGACGATTGAATACTATAGGCCGACGGCCATTTTTGTTGTTTGTTTTGCTGCGCCAGCCTTTTAAAGGGTGGTAGCAGGGCATTAGAGTCGGATACCTCCACGGAGCGGGTTGAAAAAGTTAGTTGAATTGGTACGGACGGCATTTTTAGTGAAATTCCTTTTTGAATGTTTACGTCCCATTTTTTTGCGTCGCATAAGATGCTCCCTTTAGTTAGGACAGCTTAACGCTGTCAGTTAGAACAGTTACATCAAGTAGGAACTGTTCTTTTGTTTGGTGGAGGGGCCCGAAGCCCCCCCACATTTTAACGCCCCTAACCATATTTTTGGGTTACGGTGCGGGCGTTTCCACCTTCGGTGGTTCCACCGGAACAGTTTCAGCCGGAGGCTGAATCGGTTCCGCTGGAGTTTGTATTAGACCCATATTTTCCATTTCCTCCAGATTATCTGGATTATTAACAAAGTCAAGAAATTGTGAAGGGTCATTATCGAATTTTTTCCGGATATAAGATGGTAATGAGTCAAAAGATGCTTGGGCCGAGATTACAATATTGAGAGCCGTTTGGTAGTCAGTTGGCTCTGATAGGTCCTCGTATTTCCCAGCATACTGATTGACGTGTTCAAGTAATCCGGATTTTCGATATTTTTTTAAGATAGTGTTTATATCACATTCAGATTTGAAATGTTGTTGGGTCATAGATTTAGGGTCAGTTGCGAAAGATTTTCGCGTTCTTTCAGAGAAAGCGGATTTGATAATAGTCATTATTTTGCTCCTTTGTAGTGATCCCATGCAGAATTAAAGTTATCTTTGAAATTTTTAGTTCCTTTTTCGATGGAAGTGTCAAGTTTTTCGAATAAAGGCGTTTTGTATTTGTTTATTAATCCTTCGGATAGACTAGCATTTTTATTTTTGAGGTAATTAAGATGAAAACCAGTTTTGGCACTTGCCAACTCAGTTGGCATTACCTCGTCGTTGTACATTTTAGCCTTCATCCAATTTTCGAAAGCAATTTTATTTTGTTTTTTTAATAGGTCTTTTTCAAGGCCTATTTTCTCAAGCATAGTTTTATTGGTAGCAAGAGCAATCGCCGAAGAGGACATTTTATTAGCACCTTCGGCAGCAGCAGCTCCAACATTTTGTACTTGAGCCATTGAACCTGATGGTGTGCCAGCACCACCTTGCTTATAAGCTAAAATTGGATTTAAACCGGCAGTTTTCATATCAGTCATGGCACGTTGATATTGTGTATTAGACATCCTTTCTTGAAATTCCATTTGCTCACGAGAAAGAGAAATATTTTGTCTATTCATATCTTGAGCACCTAAAGCACTCGAGACACTACCGCCAAGACCGGCACCAACGGCAGCGCCAGCAGGGCCACCAATTAAAAAACCCGCAGTGCCACCAAGAACAGGACCTACTACACTTTTAAAAAAGCTCATAATATGCTCCTTAGAAATGATCAATAAGACCGGGAACAGAGTAAACAGGCATTGGCCGAGCACATTTAAGCGAGAAGTAAGAGTCAAAGAGGAATTCTGGTTCCGTATCAACGGCAACGACACGATTAATAGGAGGATTTTCTTCAATGAAAGATTGATTAAGAGCCGGTAAAGAAGCAAAGTCCTGAGCTAGATGCCAAGTATCAAGGGATTGCGCATCATTGGAACGGAAAATGCCTGTAATTTTTGAAGGCTTATAACGATACTCAGCGTAGCGTTCCTGATAGCCAAAAACATCGTCGTCATTAGCCGAACCATCGGCGTATATTTCTTTATTTAATACAGCTTGTTCTCCAATGTTGGAGAGTGCTGGCCAGTAGAAGTCCCAACGGGTTTGACGTGAGAACATCCGGTCAAGACCTTGCTGATAGGTAAGATCGGCGCGAGCCGAGGCGAGACCGATGATAACGCAGTGTTCGGTGAAGGACTTTGAGAAACCATGAGAACCTGACCCGACTGCATAGGCGGAGAGGTTACCTTGTGGGCTGGTTCCATCTGTTGAGCTTGTTTGAGCCACTGGATTGATATTAATTCGAGATGAGCCGCCGCCAAGATATTCAGGGCGTTGTAGCCTGGCATCCGGCGAGGTGACTCCAAAATGTGATTTAATGATTTCAGTATATCGAGTTCCACCACGGGCATCCCTTTCATAAAGTTTTTGAAGTTGGAAAGCTTGGCGTAATTGATTAATCGTTGCCGCAGTCGCTTCCTCAAGGTCAGCATAAAGAGCAGCGTCAGCGGTACTAACACCACCAGCTTGAACAGCGGGAACAGATTCGCCAATTAGTTTTCTTGTGCCAGCAGGACTCTCTATTGATACTGTCTGTGATGTTGTTACATTGGCAGTTATTGGAGCAGATGTTCCTAAAGGCAAATCAACGGAATCACCTTTTTGGGGCCAAGGTAGACAAGAGGTAAAATAATCATGACGTTTACCTCGTTTAAGTAAAGGATAATCAGTAGGGTCGTCAGGACCATCATCTGTATCAACAACAGGAGAATCGATTAAGTTTTGATCACGAAACCACTCCCGATAAATTAAATTATATGCACGATGCCATAAACTAGAGTGTTCGAGGTCAGCAATTTTTGTAGGAATACCAAGATAATCAGAAAGAGATCCATTTGCATGGCCGACAGAAGCAGGAGCTAACATAGTTGGCACGACATAATCAGTAGTATCACCGGGGTTATTTTGTTCACCATTAAATTTTTGAAAATTATCCCAAAGTAAACGAATAGGTACAGCGAAGAAGAAAGTGTCTAGAAAGACATTATCCATAAATGGGTGAATAGGTGTTGCCATGCGGGTAAAGTGAGTCATATTGCAGTTGAATGTATCTCCGGGTAGAGCCTCATCAACGAAGATCGGGACAAGATAGCCAGAATCGAAGGTGGTTTTTAAACCACAAGAGCGATTGAAAGAGGATCGCGGAATATCCGCTCTAGGAACTTGTGCGAAATTGTGTGTCGTTGTGGATTTCATTATTCAGTGC